AAAGAGTTTGCTGAATTACAAAGACAAATAAACATCAAGAGACAAACTGTTCGACCTAACTTTGTTAGCTCTTTAGATTACATAGAACTTTGTATGCACTCTGGCGGTAGATGTAAGAGTGAGATAGGCAGTGCCAAATGGTCTGATTTAAAAGATAACAAGATAGTTCTAAGCGAACATAAGACCGACCATGAAACTAATGAAGATAGAGTCATCTATCTAAGCAATCAAGCTATGATGGTTATTAATAAGCTAGAGAGAAAGGGAGAATACATCTTAGATGTAGATTACCCTGTAAAGATGTGGAAACAACTAGCTAAAAAGATTGGTAGACCAGAACTAAGGTTGCATGATCTAAGGCATAACTTTTGTACTATGGCTGGTGAGATTATGGAACTACCAGAACTAATGAAACTATCTGGTCATAAGAGTATGTCTGCTGTTTTACGGTATCGTAAAGTAAGAGAGCCTAGAGCAATCAAAGAAATGCAAAACGTAGGCGACTATATGACCAAGATAATGATGTCTAATTAATCTAAAGGACTGCCTTCTGGGTAAATTTTATTTACAAACTTTTGGACATATTTAGGTAATTCATGTGAACAATTATTTGGGTAAACTTCAACAAAATCAAAATCATCTTCACCATACCATCTTTGTATTTCTACAGACAAAGAGTTATCATTTTTATTATTATCAATATCTTTTGTTACTTTTTTATAATCTTTCAAATCCCAATACCAAACATTTTCACCATGTTGAGTATATATATAAAATTCATAATGCAATTTTTCTACCTCCTAAAGTTTCAATGAAAAACCCATTATATCACAAAAGTAGTAATAAGTAAAATTGTGTAAACTAAGATTAACTGTAAATTTAATCTAAAGGATTACCTTCTGGGTCAACACCATAGACCATTTCTAATTCTAGTTCGATATAGTGAATTGCTTTTCGTAAGTCTTTCACTCTATCTTCTTTTTCTCTAGTCACATACTTAACTACATTGGTTAAGTTAGGCGTTAGTCCATTACTATACGCATACTCTAAAGGTTGAATACCTTTATCTTTATAATGGCTTCCACCAATTTGTTTTTGTGTTGCTTTCATTCTAGCTCTGTCCCACTCTCCAGGAGTTACGTTATCTATACTCATTTATTCCTCCAAATTAATGATTAAATTTTATTGATAATTTTTCTGTAATTTATTTCTGAAGTTTAAATCTCAATAATATTTCTATTATTTTTGTTCAGTTACTTGCTTTATTAAAATTACTTCGAGTAGAATAACATAATCCACACAGTAATAGGTAAACAACATGGAAGAAAAAATATTTTTAAATCAAAACGAACTTGCTGAGCGATGGGGAATGTCTCCAAGAACTCTAGAGAACTGGCGTTCACATGGCAAAGGCCCATCTTATGTAAAGCTAGGCGGTCAAGTCAGATACAAGTTTGAAGAAATCATAAAGCTAGAAGAAACATCACAAGTCGGAGAGTAGTTTGGTCAATGCACGAAACAAAGGTCGCAGAGGTGAGCGAGAAGTTATTGATGAAATTAAAGAACTTCTAGGTATTCAATTAGAAGTTAATTACTCACAAACATTTGGTGGTGGCCACGACTTACTAGGCTTAGATGGTTTTGCCATCGAAGTTAAAAGAAGAAAAGTCATAACGCCAGGAGACTTAAAAAACTTCTGGGAACAAACAACCACACAAGCAAGGAAGGTAAGACTCTTACCATGCTTATGGTTCAGAGCTGATAGATCAGACTGGCGTGTGATGATAGCTAACACATACGCACTTAAAAATAATTTATTTGAAATGGAAGATTTCAATGTTGCAATGAATATTTCTACAGAACTATTTGCATCATTAATAAGAGAGGAGTACGGACTTGTCACACGCGATATTGTCACCCAGTAGTATTAGTAGAATTATTAGATGTCCAGCTAGTGCAAAGATAAATGCAGCTGCGGAACGTAAGGGTAGCATGGCAGCAGCTAGGGGTACTTCTACTCACGAAATGGTAGAAGCCTTACTTAAAAACAGATTAGAGGGAATAACATTAGCTGACTATTATCTTGGTAGAACAGTAGATGTAGATGGTTTTAGTTTTGATATAACCCGAGATGATATCGACATGGCAGAAATCTATGTTGATTACATTAATAAAAGAACTGAAGAACTAAACGGTAAATTACTTGTAGAAGAAAAAGTAAACGCTCCAGATATAAACGATAACCTTTGGGGAACTGCTGATGCAGTTATCCTTGGAGAAGGTAATAGAATGGTCGTAGGTGATTTAAAGTCTGGTGCATGGGCGGTAGATGTCGTGATGAACGAACAGCTAATGTGCTACGCCCTAGGTTGCCTATCCAGATGGGGCAACGAAGATACTGTCATTGAAATGACAATCATACAACCAAACAAAAGAGCCTTTCATAAAGACGGGCAAATAAGAACTTGGGATATTCAAGCAGTTGATCTTGTCGATTGGGGTTTGAATATTCTGAAACCAGCTTGTGATGAAGCGATGGGTGATGAGCCTAGCTTTAATGCTGGAACTTGGTGCAAATTCTGTTCACACAAAGAAGTTTGCGAAACCTATAAATCCATGGAGGATAATTAAAATGGTAAATGAAAAGAAGAAGGAACAACCTCTCTTAAGTTTTCAAGATAAAGATGGAAACCCTAGAGAGATATATGAGAGAGACTTAACTGATGCAACTGCACCTTTGGTAGAAGAAATCAGCAGAGACTTAGGAGCAGAGAAGCAGTTGATGCAAGCCTATCAACTAGCAACTAAAACTGTTCATCACATGGAAGCGGTAAGAAAAAATGTAGCTAACACTTTAGAGAAGTTAGAAGCAGAACTACCTCCATATAAAAAGCCTGTCAAGATAGAGGGCGTTACTAAGGAGATTAACTAATGTCTTTAGCAGCAATACAAAAGAAAGCAAAAGCGAAACCAAGTATTGTAATTATCTATGGCCCATCTGGGTTAGGTAAAACAACACTTGCAGTAGGAAGTAAAAACCCTGTTGTCTTACAAACAGAAGAGGGTTTGGGAATCTTAACTAACAATAGAGATATACCTCACTTTCCTTTATCAAAAGATTACGATACCTTTCATGGTTATCTAAAGTCTTTAGTTGATGCAGATGAACTTGAATACAACACTTTGGTTATTGATAGTCTTGATTGGTTAGAGCCACTCATTCATGCAAAGACTTGTGAAGCACATAAACAACCATCAATAGAATCTTTTGGTTATGGTCGTGGTTATGCAGAAGCGTTGAAGTATTGGAGAGAGGTTCTTGATTTAGTAAATATATTAAGAAACGAAAAGAAAATGCGTATCGTTATGATTGCTCATAACCAAATCAAAGCATTTCACGATCCATCTACAGAAGCATACGATAGGCATGAACTTAAAATGCACAAAGCAGCAAGTGCCTTGGTACTTGAAGCAAGTGATATGTGTTTATTCTTAAACTACAAAAAAGGAACTGTAAAAGTTCAAGGTAGTAAAGGACTAACAAGTAAGACTGTTCAATCTGGAAGGATATTAGTAACTACTGAATCCCCAGCCTGTGTAGCCAAAAACAGATACGGATTACCAGAACAAATCTCAGTCGTAGAAGAAGGCGATGACTTTATTGTTAGAGCTGAAAAGACGTGGACTGAGATTGGTAAACTGATTGCGAAGTAATGGCAACTCAACAAGAAAAACTAATATTCTTTATGCGTAAAGCTAAAATTTTAGTTGAAGATTGTATGGATAAAAACGGAGATGATGACCTTATTCTCCCGTTAGGTGCAAACAGAGTCTTAGCAGATATTGTTGATGCCCTTGAAGAAGAAATAAGTCGAGCAGATGATTACGAGGAATACGACCCTGGGTAATTAATTATTAATTGTTAAATTTTACGGAGGTAATAACATGGATTTAACAGAATTTGGTTTGGATAAAATAGAAGCTGGAGAAAGCTCTGGCGGTGGAGATAGGGTAAAGCCTGGAAGATACAACTTTGAATACGCTGGTTCAGAAATGATTGAGGGTAAGAATGGTTGGAAGGCTTTAAAGATTCACTTTGATGTAGAGGGCGAGATTATAAAAGTTAGTCATGCGTTCACAATGGCACACAATAATGACAAGCCTGTTGAGATAGGCAGAGAGTCATTGGTGAAAATGCTAAATGCAATGGGAGTAGCGTCAATGAAAAACTCTGATGAACTTCTTGGTAAAAAAGTCGAAGGCGAATTAGTCGTTGGCGAGAAGGGTTATTTAGAAGTCAAAGATGACTTTGGTAATGGTTGGAAGCCTTATGGTTCTACTGCTACTGAAGATAACGCTGACCCTAAAGACGTATTACCAAAAGAAGATAAAGAGGAAATGTTCCCTAGCGATGTCGAAGACGAAGACGACCTACCTTTTTAATAATGATGATCTAAAGTATCGAAGGCCAAGTCTATGTTCATACTGTCATGGACTTGCGTCTCCGCTACTTCATATTCGCAACGGCAAGATAAAAGGTGCCTGTTGTTATGAACATCTTAAATTTATTGGAGAAGGTAAAAAAATGGAGCAAATTAAAAATTTCGCACAGATTAACGAGGAGCTGTTATCTGTTGCACTAAGTGATAGTAAGTCAACGTACCTAGAAGTTTCTAAAAAAAATAAATCCTTTGTCCTGCATGAATGGACTAAAGAAGATAGGATTAGTTTTATAAGAAGGCTTGTGTCCAGTTATCTCAATAACTCCAAGGCACAGGCTGATGACTGACTTAACACAATTTTATGGTGATAAGGGCGTTGTCTTAGATGACAACTATGCCTTTAGTAATACAAGTAAATCTAATGCTGATTTAATTAATGAGATGCGTTCTCATGGTTTGTTAGTTGATTACTTAGATACAACGGGAAACTTAGTTAGAGTTCCTGTAAGTGCTGGTATAAATCATAGACCAGATAAAGGTGGAGAGCGTTCTGGGTATTATGTTTATAATCAGTTAGATCAAAACTTTGTATGCGTTTATGGTAATTGGAGAACCAATTTAGAGAACAAGTTTACTTCTTACAATCCCAATGAGATGTCTGCGGAGCAAAAAAGGATATTACAATCCAAGCTCGAAGAGGCACAAAAGAGGCGAGAAGAGGCTAAAAAAATACAACATGAACAAGTTGCCGTATATGTCAAAGAAAAGTTTGCTAGTGCGAATGAAGTTATAGAGCATAAGTATCTCACAAATAAAAAGATTAAAAATTATGGGTTAAAAACGATTAATGGAAACCTATTAATCGGTGTGAATTCTATCATAAAGAATAGTGATAATGGAATATTAGTTTCAGAAATAAAGTCCCTTCAATACATCATGCCAGATGGCAGTAAAAAGTTTGCTGGGGGCGGTGAAGTAAAGGGTAATGTATTCTTAATTGGTTGTGAGGCACATGAATTACCTGGTTTAGAAACAATTATTTTATGTGAAGGATACGCAACAGGAGCCTCTATATACGAAGCTACGGGTTTACCTGTCGCGGTGGTATTCTCTGCAAATTTCTGTGTCTCTGCGTGTACGAGATTGCGTTCTATCACTAATGCAAAGTTTATTATTGCACTTGATAACGATACATCTGGGATTGGCGAGAAATGTGCCAATGAAGTAGTCAATAGTATTACTAATGCAGTTTCCAGATTGCCCTCTATCATTGGTGACTTCAATGATTTGTATTTAGAGAAGGGTTTAGAACAAGTTAAGTTAGAGTTAGTTGAGTCTAAATTTAATATTAGACAATACGCTATTAGAAACTTGGTTGAAGAACCAAAACCAATAGAGTGGTTAGTAGATAGTTTCATTCCTTTTGGTAAACCAGGAATCATTGCGGCTGTCGGTGGTGTTGGTAAATCTTTATCAATGATTCAATTAGCTTTAGGCATTGCAACTGGAGGTGATTGGTGGGGTAAAACTATAAAACAAAAAGGCTCTACTGTAATTTTTGCAGCTGAAGACGATCTTGGCGAGGTGCATAGAAGGATTGATGCGTTAGACCCATTAGGTTTACGTTTTCAATCCGAGTATGACGTTTATGTATTTCCTATTCCAGAACAAAAAGAACCAATGATTTTATTAAGAGAAGAAGGTATTACGTCCCAAGCAACTGAATTAGTAGAAGAATTAAAGACAATACCAAACTTAAAACTGGTTGTATTCGACCCATTACAAGCATTTACGACTGGAAATATTAGTTCAAGTAATGAAGTTGGTCAGTTATGGGGTAGTTATTGTGCAAATATAAGTGCAAGACTGGGTATTACCTGTCTCACAGTTCATCACTTGGCAAAATCTGCCCTTACTAATGATTCAGATGATGCACTTTCGCATAGAGCCGAGATAAGAGGTGCTTCAAGTATTACTGATTCAGTTAGGTTTGCGATAGCTATGTGGTTAGCGGATAACGATACTTGCGAGAAGATATGTATGGAGCAAGGTATTGAAGTAGATAGAATGGCAGTTGTTAAAGCCAGTCTAGTTAAAAGTAATTCTGGCAACGTAGATTATGCAACCAAAACACTGGTTAGACGTGGTGCAGTTTTAGAAATTTTAGAAAATAATAAATCCTTTGATTGGGATTAAGGAGAAAGGAGAATGAAATGTTGGCAATGTAATGAACAATTAATATGGGGTGGCGACCATACGGGTGAAGATTATGGAAATGAAGATTATGAAATTGTCACTAATTTATCATGCCCTAAATGTGATGCGTTAGTTATGGTTTACCACCAAAAAAAAGAAGGAGTAAATTAAATGAATGGAAAGGGAAGTGACCAACGACCAAGACAAATAGATAAGAAAATATTTGAGGATAATTGGGATAGGATATTTAGTAAGAAAAAGACCAAAAAAGAGTCTAAAAAAGATAAAAATAAGGATAATTGATTGGGTACCCATATACCCAATAGCAGGGTACCCATATACCCAATGATTGACCATACGGGTACCCATATATCCAAGACTAGACTAATAGAGAGAGTGAGCCTGTCGGCTCATCTCTCAGGGATAAAAAGTATCAGTAATATTTACCGATAATGTTGGGTTGTAATACTATAACAAATCATTACATGAATCGATAAAACTTTAGGAGCAAAATGAAACAGTTAGAAGCAAGAATGGTAGAAGCGAGAGATGAATTTTATAGGAATAAGCGGAGGAAAGGTTTCATGGCGTTCTGGTGGTTAGACCCGTTGCATTATTTATTAGTGTTGGAGGTTGCTATTGCTGACGCGAGTAGCAAGAGCATTAATTTTGAAGCAATAGTGAAACTATTGCCGAACAGTATGGGGAGTCGGTCAACGGTAGCAACGGTGTTAGACGACTTTGTGGCGAGAGGATATATGTGCAAGAAGGTAGGGAAGGATAAAAGGGAGAGAGTCTATACGATTTGCCCAGACTCGATGGTGTTAATGAATGATTGGTTTACGAAAAGGGATTTTAGTCTCAAGGCGGTTAGTTAGTTGAAGGATACGAAATGGTGGTTGGTAGTCGAAGCGATTGAAACGCCAGAGAAGAGTGGGTTGATAACCTACGGTGTAGCCATGAAGTATAAAAGCTACTCGAAGCTTAAGAAGGTTGTGTGGAAGTGGTACAAGAAGCATTTAGGCAGAACCGATTTAAAGGGTAGGGAGAAGCTCGTATTGTATGCTTTATGTGAGAGGTATTCGGCTCAAGATTATTCTAGCCATGATGCGGTTAGCTACTTGGCATTAATGATTGGTATGAACAGGAAGACCGTTAGTAAAGGTATTCAGAATCTTATGGATCAGAACATTATTTGGTGTGCGATTGACGGAGAGAGGAAAGTATTGCGAAGCCTAAAGAGAGGGGTTCAGCATAAGCATTTCTTATTTGTTGGTTTAGGTGTGATGTTGGAGAGAGAAAGCCAAGAAGAGTAATATACTTTAGGGGGTTGAGGGTTTACTCTTCTCAGCTTCCGTGATTGGTTAATTATACCTTAAACAAGATTGAATGAATGAAGTATCTGCTTCATCATACGTTTTAAAATATTCAATGTCTGAATAAATACCGCTTTTTCTTTTTGGTTCGTATTCATCGCCTTTGTATTTAAGAACATCAATATAGTATTTATCGCCTTCTTGTTTTAAAAGCACATAAGGTTTTTTAGTTTCTTTGTGCATTATTCTGCTTTGTAGTAATGTTTTAGTCATTTTAGTTATACCTCTCTTTTTGATAAGTTTCTTTAATTTGGTTTTTAGTTACTCTTCTTACTTGTTTGGTCTCCTCGTCAAGAAAAGCAACTCTTTTGAGTTTATTGTCTTTGTAGTCTCCTCGGACGTAGCCGAAGATTGTTGTTCCGTGTATTTGTACTCTTATCATTTAATATCCCTTTTTAATTTTAAAAAATTTATCTATGAAATCCATAAGCGGATAGTTCTTTTCACATTCCGCCCATGCGGTTATTTCATCGGCGAAGTGCAAAAGCGTTTCTTTGCTTTCAGGTTCGTAGCGTTTAATTCTAGATTTAAAGTTCTTGTTATCTTCTGCTTCTAGGTGTTGCGTTGCTAGTTTCCTTGCTTGTTCGTAAATATATTTATTAGTCTCTAGTATAAATGCGGTTGCTTGTTCTAGTTGGTGCGGGTCAATCTTCATTTTTAACGTGTTTAATAACTTCTTTATAATAAAAGGTATCGTTTTCAATTTCTTGAATGATTGCCCTGCCTACTTCTTCCCTCGTTGGTTCTTTGTTGCCTACGAATATATTAAATTCAATGGGCATAAACTCAACGGTATAGACTCTCTCAACATCTTTTATTGGTGCCGATTTTAAGTCGCGTTCTATTTCTATCAGTTCTCTTGTTCTATCTCCTTCATTAGACATTTTTTTGCCTCCTAGCTTTCGCTTTCTTGTTGGTGTTATCTCTCACCATTTGTATATCGGGTTGGATATCTTCTAAGATTGTTTTTCTAACTTCGCTAACTGTTAGGCCGTTTAGGTCTTTAGTTAGTATTTGAATATCTGCGATCTTGGGTATCCATGTTTGATGATATTGCTTCTCTTGGTTGTTTATGGTGTAGCACCAGTCAATGATTAAGCCGTTGATGTTTATTGAAAATATCATCTATCTTTATCCTTGACGATTAACGCGACTGCATAAAGGCATACGGCCATTATTATTAGTATTGGTAATATTTGTATGTCCATTATTTCCCCCTTTGTGTTGGTTTACCATTTGGAAAGGTTAAAGCGGTGCTAAACGCTTTCCAGTCCTTTGGAGACATTGCTATCTCTACTTTGTGAATAGGCGTATTGTCTTTTAGGCCGTACTTCTTGCGAAGCTGTCCTATGATGCTTTTACTTGATTTGGTTTTTGGTATGCTCATTGTGTCACCTCGTCACCATATCCACCCTCGTTGTACGTTTGCCAGTGATTGCGAAAGTATTTATTAAGGTATCTAGCAAGACGCACTATTTCTTTTTGTGTCATGGTGTGCGTTTCAACTTTACCAGTAGAGTAATTATATATATTCCTTACTGGCCTAATTATTATGTTATTTGGTGTACTCATTGCGCCACCTCGTCATTAACGTATTCACATAAACCATAAGAGCAAAGTTGCTCACCTATAATATATGTATACATGTTCACTATCTTTTCGGGGTCGCTAAAGTCTGTATAGACTTCGCCAAAGTTATACATTTCATATTCTTTTATAAAATCAATAACATTAAAGACTTCATTACCTAGCCATTCTTTAGCTTTGTAAGTTCCTATGATGTAGTAATCAGTATTAAAAGCATCATGATGTACTTCTTGGTTATCATTGTTAATTAAATATTCGCTATCATATTCAATCGCATCTTTTAAAAAGTCTTCTAAGTGTTCTCTTATTTCTTGTTTCTTGTAGTTCATGTCATTTACCTCCTAAAGTATTTGTTATGACTCTCACCCAAAAAGCCCACATAAGCGGGCTTGTTTGGTTGGGTTGGGGTTAGTTGTTAATCCATATCATGTGGTTAATTGTTTTTATGGTGTCGTTCATAGAGAGTTGTAAATTATTGGTGCATACCTCAACGGCTCCATTATATGCCTTATCCATTAAAGTTTTATTTCCTTCTCTCTTTGCTCTAATTAATGCCTTAACTCTCATGGCTACAATTTTCATGTGTAGTTGGTTTTCGTTTATTGATTCAACTTTTTTTATTATCTCGTTCATTTTGTAAGTACCTCCTAAAGTATTTGTTTTCCTTACAGTACGAATTATAACTCTAATTTACTCTATATTACAAACACTTAGACAATAAATCTTAGTGTTTTTATGAGGAATGCTGTAATATAAGGGTCTAAGGAGCATAAAAAAATTTCAAATATGGAGCAATTTTTGAGTAAAAACGACAATAAACCTATAAAAAAAGTAGGTAGAAAACGTATTGAATTAGATTTGGAGCAAGTAGAAAACTTAGCTTCTCGTGGTCTTGGTACTACTCAAATTGCCCGTGCTTTGGGTGTTTCCTGGAATACTATAGACCGCAATAGAAAGCGTTTAGGTGAATTTGAAGACGCTTTAAAAAGGGGGCAAGCGAAAGGGTTGGCACAAGTGACTAATTCTCTTTTTACTTCGGCAACTGATGGCAACGTCACTGCCCAGATATTCTATTTAAAGAACCAAGACCCAAAGACATGGAAAGATCGAGTCGAGAATGTTCACGCTACTATCAATCTAAATGATGTTTTGACTGGTGCAAAAGATAGACTCGGCGACTCTATGGCGACTATAAAGAAACCCAAAGTTATAAACGCCGTTAAATCAACAGATATAGACTCGGGACAACTGGTAAATAATCAGAACGATATAAAAAACAATGATAATAAGGGTGATTAGCTAATTCACATAAAAGGCATTACCGCTAATAGCAAGGGTTCGCCCATGATTTGATTTGCTCATGCTCCGAGCATAAATAATCATACCCCCCCTTGCATTTTTTCGCACGGGTATATTACGTGTAACTGTTGAACTAATTTTTTTTAATTTTTTTTGAGTAGAATATGAAAGAGGCAATAACTGGAATGATAGAAATACTAACCATAGCTGGACTTGGTAATCTTTTATTATTTATAATTTTGGTAAATATATGAAATACGGTGCTGAAGCTGAACAACAACTAATGACCGAAGTTTGGTCACCTCAAGTTGCTGATGATCCATACAACTTTGTAATGTTCATCTTCCCCTGGGGACAGAAGGACACCCCCCTCGAAGATTTTACAGGCCCAAGAGAGTGGCAGAAAAAAATTTTAAAAGATTTATCAATTCACATACAACGAAATAAAGGCGAAGTAACACCAGAGATGTTTAGACTCGCTGTTGCTTCTGGTCGTGGAATAGGAAAGTCTGCCTTAGTTGCATGGTTAATATTATGGATGCTATCAACCAGATTAGGCTCAACCATCATCGTCACCGCTAACACCGAACAACAGCTACGTTCAAGAACATGGGCGGAGTTAGGTAAGTGGCTAACCCTAGCAATAAATAATCATTGGTTTTCTAAAACTGCCACAACCATAAAACCAGATGGTTGGTTTGAAGAAGCACTCAAAAGAGATTTAAAAATAGACACGGGTTATTATTACGCCCAAGCACAGTTATGGAGCGAGGAAAATCCAGATGCGTTTGCAGGAATCCACTCATCTTACGGAGTATGTTTGATTATGGATGAAGCCTCTGGTATTCCTGCTCCTATCTATTCTGTCTCCGAAGGTTTCTTCTCTGAACCTACTGAAAATCGTTTCTGGTTTACTTTCTCTAACCCAAGAAGAAACACGGGGCCATTCTACGAGAGTTTTACATCTAAGCGGAAGTTCTGGAACTTAGAACAAATAGACTCACGAACAGTCGAGGGTACTGACCAAAAACTATTCCAAACCATGCTCGAGCAATACGGAGAAGATTCTACTGTTGCTAGAGTAGAAGTAAGAGGCGAGTTCCCTAACGCTGACGATGACTCAGTCATACCAATGGAACTGGCAAGAAATGCTGTAGACAGAGATGTGGCACTAACAACCAAAGCACCTATTGTTTGGGGATTGGACGTTGCACGTTTTGGTGGTGATAATTCTGCACTATGTATAAGACAAGGTAATACTGTTCTTGAAATTAAGACTTTCAAATCGATGGATTTAATGCAATTATGCGGTGCAGTTAAAAATTTATATGACGACAGTACCGTCATTGAACAACCACAAGAAATACTTATAGATGTAATTGGTCTAGGTAGTGGTGTTGTAGATAGACTAGCTGAACAAAATTTACCAGTAAGAGGAGTTAATGTTGCCGAAGCACCATCGACTAAGAAAAACTATTTAAACCTAAGAGCTGAGTTATGGTTCGCAATCAAGGATTGGTTGGTGCTGCGTAATTGCCGACTTCCTAATGATGATGAGCTTGTATCAGAATTGGCAGCACCTAGTTATAAATATACATCAACTGGAAAAATAAAAATAGAGTC